TGAGCTGCTGCCCATATGATCCGGCGATCTTCCTCATCCATGGCAACAACGAGCCCGAACAAGTAATCCAGCGAATCAATCTGATCTGCTGTTGGCCTCAACATCACCTCACCTGCCTGCGTCCAGCCGTAACCATGCCAGTCCAGCGGATAGTCAGGCCAGCTTGCCATCTTCTGCTTACGCCTGGCAGGTGGCAGCCTACGCTCTGTCTCTGCAGCTTCGATCAGCGACACATGCAGGTCATCGATGTCCTTTATGCCCATCTCATCTCCAATCGTGTAACAGCTTCATTGAGATCCGTGCCATCGAGCCTGGCCAATGCTTTGCAAATATCGGTGTATCGGTCTGCAGACATGCGCGGCCTCATGGCCTTCAGCACCTTGTCTTTGCGCCAGGCAAGCCGGTCAGTCTTTGCCTTGGTCACTGCAGCGGCATAGTTTTGGTTGCTGTGTTTGACCACATCACCCAGCAAAGATTTGATCTCAGCCGACCTATCTAAGACTTGACTAGTATTAGTAATAGATATAGGTAGGTTATGATCTATCTTAGATAGCTTAGAATTGTCTGATATGTCTAAGACACCGCAGCGGATCTTTTCTTCAAAGCTCATTTAATCTTTTTCCACATCCAGTGCGCCTGCAATAAACGAATAGTTTGCAGCATCAAGCGCGTGATCCTCTGCGTATCCAGCGTTCCATCGGGCCAGCTTCATCTCGATCAGCATCCTCGCCACCTCTGCCGGTGTAACCTGCTTCCGCAGCACCAGGCTCCACCTGGCCGCTATTTCCTCGTACAGCGGCTTGTAGTTGCCCAGGCTGCCTGCCCTGTCTTCGTAGATCTTCATGGCCCTCTTGGCCAACCTCGGTGGATTTGCGTTGTATTTTTTCGGCATGTTCTCTCCAACATTCATCATTTGCACACACCAGCACTCCGCTGGCTAATATCACCCATGTCCCAGCCGCTATGGCGTGGCTTTGGCCGCAGGACACACACGGTTCCGCTCTGTTGTCCTTGTGATGGGTTTTCTTCTTCTTTGCCACGCATCATCTCCTTGACTTGCAATGCCATTTGCTCGACCACATAGCCCTCTGTAAGCGCACCATGGCCGCCATATTGTGTCTTTGCCCATGGCTCGATGCCCCAAGCCTCAGCAATCATGAACAGGCCCATACCTTCCCTGATTGACCAGTCGAAGTGATCCTGAGCCATGCTCCTACAAACCGTCATCGATAGTAATTCTGCCATCCAGCACCAGCCCCTCTAATTCTTCGTCTGTCATGCTCTCGAAATCAGCATCAACAAATGATGATTGCTGCCTGCTGTCCTCTGTCCTTGCCAGCTTGCGCCTGGCGTACTCATCACGCCTGGGAGAATGCACCGGCAAATCTTTGTCCTGGCCTTTGTACCCAGCCACCGGCGCATGCTTCGGCAAGCCAACAGCCTTGACCATCGGCACCCAGACAATCTCGACAGTGCTGTACCGGTGGCCACACTTACGGCACCGGCGTCTGCGCCTGGTCGTTTCGATGTCCTGGTAAACATAATCGCGGCTATCTTTGACTGATGTGGGGCCGTTACACTTTGGACAATTCATCTTCTTCGTCCTCTGTCAGCCGCCGGTAGCCTTTGTAATCGCACTCATGGCACCCAGCGATATCACCGCCTTTGTCCAAGCAATGCTCGCACTCAGCCACCCATTGAAAACCCAGCTCCGGCCATTCTAAGATCTGCACAATCGCCATCCTGCACCGCCTTTCATCGATTCCTCACATTGCAGAACAGCGTTGCTTTCTCTTGGCGAACAAGAAAAGCCAAGCGCCAAATCGGCTTAATCTTTCGCACGCTAATCAAACTTGCTATCTTCCATTCACGCAATGCGTGGTCAGTCACAACGCCAGTCACATCGCCTATTGTTGGCCTCGCACTTCCCCAAAAATTTATGAAATGCTGTTCAACGATTCCATTGACGCACTGAACACCCAGCACCGGGAATGTGAAAACAAGCAGCCCCTCGTCTTTTATCATTTCAAAAACGACTGGAAAAAACTTGCTGGGGTAGCCATAGCTGTCGATATCTATTACATCGTAGAGCTTATTTTCAGCGCGTAACTTGTAAATGTAATTGAAACTATCGCCTGTCGTTTCTTTTGTCAGAGATGTGACTTTGCCTAGCTTTTCATAATAGGCGGTGAGGTTTCCCTGCCCACCGAAAACCTCCAAAATATCGCCATAAATGTGGTCTTTTAATTCATCCAATTGATCAATCTTCTCTTTTGGATGATGGTGGGTATCTGCGTTTGCAGATTGCGCTTGGCGCGTAATTATGTGCTTTTCTGAATTTGTAAGTTTTTTAACCACCAGCGGCCTCACACAGCCGCTTGACCAGGCACCTGGCCTCGCCCTCACGCAGCTTCAACAATGGTTCTAGGTATCGCTCAATGTGATGTAACCGCTTGGCAACCAGGCAATACACGCCGCAGTCACGCAGCCTTTCATGGCAATCTTTCTGCTTTGGAGACACGCTGCCACCCTTTGGACGCTTGACCTCGATCATAATGGGGCCTTTGTCCTCGACACGCTTCCAGCCATGGTCAGGCACAAAAAGCTCGATGTCTGGCCACCCAGACACCGTACCCATGCGCTTCATTTTCATCTTGTAATTGACATGCCGCCTGCCCTCATTCGGGCTGTGATGCACGACAGAGCCGTGCGGCAGGGCATGTTCGAGCCACTGTATCATCCAGATGTGCAGCTCATCTTCCAACATCACATGCGCCGTATGTAAAAATCATTCGGCGTCACTGAACCGTCAGTCATTGTCATGATCCGTTCCATAAATTCCTGGTTTGGGATCATGCGGTTCTTGTGATGAATCGGCAGGCACCAACGCCTGGCGACAGTTGGGTGGGCCGCGCCTAGCAATTCAGCAAGCGACTTGTATGTAAGCTTTTTGCTCTTTCTGTATTCATCTAAGGTCATGCCCCCTTGTACCGTTATTGACACTAGCGGTCAATACTGTTAAGACCATGAATATGAATTGTCAGGAACTGTCTATGGAGCCTTGCCTATGAACTTGATACATATAGGTGTTATGAGTAATAACTTAAAATTCTACATCAAGATGTCTGGCAAGACACAAGTTGAGGTAGCAAAACTGAAAGGCATCGCTCCCGAAAGCCTTAGCCGACACATATCGGGCAGATCTCAGTTTAACATCCAGGACGCTATAGAGTACGCTGCAATTTTAGGTTGCACCCCCGAACAATTATTGTTCGAGCAAAAGCCCATCGAGGTTCTCGGCACAGTGCATCCAGATGAAACTGTCACGATGAGAGATCATTCGGAAGCTAAAGAACTGATTCAAATGAACATGACGCCCCAGGATAACTGGGGTTTGATGAGAATGGAGCATACAGGCCCTTGGAAATTTGCTGATGGTGGGTATTTGATGATCGACACAAAGGGCATACAAGAACAGAGAGTTTTGACTGCCTGTAATGGCGCAAGATCTCTTGTGAAAACAGCAGACGGCAGTATGGAACACACTACAGTTTACCCTCAACCAGATGGCAAATATACATTAGTTGGCGTTTGGCAAGCCGGAATCATAAGGCAAAATGTAGACTTAGTTTGTGGCTGCCCTGTCTTATCAGTCATTGTTCGCCCTGATTTGCTTGGTTGGCAAGCGTGGACTGATTAACAGTATTGACAGCATCTGTTAAGGAAGGCATAACACCTCTTGAGAGGTGTTTATGTCATTTGAAAACAGATTAAATCGCTTTAAGAAGCACGGTTACTTCGCTCACAGCAATCCAGGCATGCACGATGGGTACACCATCTGGGACAAAGGTGTGCTGCGCCGTGACCGGTACAAGGCCGCTGCAATCATCGAGGGTGACGCCCAGGGCGACATGGAATGGGCGAAGCACCGCCTAGCCATCGAAGGTAAATACACCGACAGTCGCGGTGATACCCAATACAACGACAATCCAAACATGTGCGCCGGTAGAGCCGTGC